ACCTAGTTCGGACCTCTTATTCTCCAGTGTGGAGACGGCTTCTGATCTGTGCATGATGCACATGCTGGTACACTTCCAGGCAAGTTGTCCGCCTGTTGCGTCTAGCATGTCACCTATGTTGAACAGATAGTCGACGAGCCACGACCATGGAATAGCATTCCATAATGTCGCTGGCCGCATATTGAGGCCGAGGACGTTCCGTAGTAAGAACTCCGGAATATCCTCAGGAGGGGGCAAGTCTTCTGTAATCTTCATTCTTGAAGACATCCAGTACTTGTCCGAGGTGGTAGTCACTTCCGTAGAACGTAGGCCATACTGGCCGTATCCGTTCGGGAGTAGATTGTATTCACCTCCAGAAACGCGGGATTGAGATTTACCGAGTGATCGGTGCATCGAAACCCCACTATCACGTGCTTTCTTAAGGTACGTGAGCCTCTGATTCATTGCTTTAGTCAAATCGATGAGATTTGATAGATCGCTGAGCAGAGGCGCCCACCCAAAGCTATACGCGAGGTACCCATTGGGTACATCGCGGGGATGTAATCTTCTAGAGAGTACATGCCCTAAATCCCTAAGCATACTTGGAAACTCTCGCAATTCAAACAAGAAAAGCGGAGCGTCTAGTAGAGGCTTATTCGGATTTATATTAGCTAAGCCTTTTGTCACCAGATAGTTCCACGGCGTTGCCGAGGTATCTGGACAGTAGACATAATGGCTTCGATTGTACGGGTTCCAGTTTGTATAAACGTAGAGCCACGGCCAATCGTACGGTGCTGTCCCATTCAGACGAATGGGCACAACCGTGTACTTGGACAACGATAGATTGTTGTCCGGGTACGGAGGTGAGCTAGTCCAGTCATCACAAATTTCCTTCCCTGACTCCGCTACTGGCGCACTAGGCTCTAGGCCACCTGGATATATGCCAAAGATAAATCCTTGAGCATGTCCAGGAATAGCCAAAGAGGTAGTCCTAGCGCGATGTCGCGGTGCCATGGGGAAACTCGCATTGAATACGGGGAGTCATTATGAACTCTAACTTCTTCACAGAAGCTAGAGCGGAGCCCTCATTTGAGGGCT